TGAAGCTTGGGTTGTTATTCCTGAGCTGCTGGCGAGGCTGAGGTACTACGCGCTGTACAGGCAGCGCGATCAGCTACTACTTGGTGCGCTTCGCACACGTGCCATAGAGTGGTGTAAGGTCCATGGCCTCATGGCGTGGCAGGTTGACCTCGCGGTCACCTCTGCCGTCATGTTGGCGATGCGTCCGAGCACCCATGAGGAACTAGCCACTCCTCATGTAGCTGAGTCCCTCAAAAGGACTCCCCCCCCACACGCCCTCGCTTAGCGGGGGCCCGTCGATTTTTCAGGCGTGTGTTGGGGTGTCGCAGAGCTTGCTCGTTTGCAATCTCTGTCGAGCGAACACCTTAGCGCACGTGGTTGGTCCCTGGACCTGTCTAAAGTCGATTGGGGCACCGAACAGTGCCGTGATGGGAGGCGTGCAATGAGGACGGTGGGTGGGCCTGCGGTACCCGGCACCTGGGTACCGACCATCCATGCGCCCTGCGCACATAATCAGATCGCCGCCCTTTTGAAGCGATCTTTGGCTCCTCTCCCTGCCCAGGTAGGTGACGCTGTTGGCAGGCCCGTGAAGTCCGAGTTTCGTCGACTTCGTGGGCTGGCGCGTCGGTACGTGGGTGGTTCCTGGGGCCATCGGCAGACGGCGGAGAGTTATCAAGGGAGACTCCGTCGGCGGTACCTGGAGGCGGAAAGGTCGTTGAGGGTAGAGGGTCCGGTTGGTCCGGAGGACTCCTATCTCAGGCCTTTCTTGAAGACCGAGAAGTTCAATGGCGTGTCCAAGTTTGCCAAGCCCAGGTTGATCTACCCACGATCACCTAGGTACAACTTGGACCTGGCCACTCGGTTGAAACCTTTCGAGCACTGGATGTGGGGGAGGTTGACTGCTCGGGAGTTCTCCACGGGAGGTGTAGGCCGACTGTGCGCGAAGGGGTTAAATGCGGTTGAACGTGCCGGGTTGATAGAAAAGAAGATGAATAACCTGGACGACTGCGTGGTGTTCGAGGCCGACGCGGTGGCTTTCGAGGCTCACGTGGGCCGTGGGCAGCTGGTTGAGGAGCACGCGGTGTATGCGTCCGCTTTCCCCGGCGATGGGGGTCTGCGGCGCTTGCTACGTGCCCAGCTTGTGCTCGAAGGCAAGCTGGAGTGTGGGGCGAAGTTTTCGCGTGAGGGTGCACGCGCAAGTGGAGACTTTAACACGGGCATGGGAAATTCCCTGATCATGCTCATGGTGGTTGTCGCGGCCCTTAGGGGCTACAAGGTACCGTTCGATGTGCTGGCGGACGGCGACAATGCTTTAGTCTTTTTGCGTGGGCGGGATGCCTCACGGGTCTTGGGTGACTTTGCCCTTCGCGTCCTGAACCTGTCTGGGCACGAGCTCACGCTCGAGGCACCGACTAGGGTCTTGGAGGAGGTTCGGTTTGGCAGAAGCGCTCCCGTGTTCTTTGCAGGCCGCTATCGGATGGTC